CATATAGGGACCCAAGTTCCTGGTACCATTATCTTTTAGCCTATGATAGCACTCAATCAGTTGAGGCTAACAGAACAAAATTCTACGTCAATGGTTCGCAGGTTACGGATTTTTCTTCTACGTCTTACCCATCTTTGAATCAATCAGACAATCCAGTTATGGATGATGTAGCGCAGTACATTCTTGCTGACTATGGATTAAGTACAGGCGGGGGATACTGGGCCGAATTTCATGGGATAGACGGTCAAGCCTTAACTCCATCATCCTTCGGCGAAACCGATTCCACGACCAACCAATGGAAGCCTATAGAGTACACAGGAACCTACGGAACCAACGGCTTCTACCAGAAGTACGCGAATACGGAACTGGCGAATAGCTTTGACGACAGCGCAGAAGGTAATACTATTGTTGTAAATGGGGACGCTCATACAGATACTTCGGTAAAGAAGATTGGTACAGCTTCTTTACAGACAACTAATTCGGGTGATGGTTTTTTAGAAATACAAGGCGATTGGTCTGATTTTAGAAATAATAATTTTACCATTGAGGCATGGATTTATCCTACAGCGACACCAACTTACCAATACTATATCAACTTGCGAGAATCTGCTTCAGTGTATGCAGGACAGGTATCCTTGTATGCTGATAGTTCAGATAGAATGTATGCATGGATTAATGGTAGTACATCAGGTGCCGTAAGTTTTTCTCTAAACACTTGGACGCATTGGGCATTGGTAAAAGAAGCTAATGTTCTTAGACTTTACAAGGATGGTGTTCAACAAGAAACTCTAGCAACGTCTTATGTTGACATCTCCGCTACTGGGCAAGTATGTACGATAGGTGCTATAGATAGTGGTTCGGGTGACGAGTTCTTCCCAGATGCTTATACAGACGAGGTAAGGTTCAGCACAACTGCTAGGTATCCTGGTGGAACAACGTTTACTCCTGCAACTACAGCATTTACAACTGATGACTATACTGTTGCTCTATTGCACATGGATGGTGCCGATAGCGGTACAACCTTTACGGATAGCAGTAATACCACCAGATCAAGACACACTATAATCGCTAACGGCGACGTAGCCAACACAAGAGCAGTAAGAAAGATTGGTGACAGTTCTATTAAGTTTGACGGGACTGGGGATTACCTTTTGATACCAGAAAGTCCAGATTTTGATTTTGGTAGTAGTGACTGGACTTTTGAGTGTTGGGCAAGATTAGATTCTGTTTCAAGTGAGCAGGGTTTTTTAACTATGGGCTTGGAGGCTGACCGAGGTTGGAGGATGATCTATTTTCATCCAAGCAATGGTTGGTCATCGTATAGAGATACTACTGCCACCACTAATGATTTGGATTTTACTCAAGGATCAATGACATCATCTGCGGATACTTGGTATCATTTAGCATTCGTTAGGAATAGTGGGACTCTTACATTTTATGTAGACGGTACATCAGTAGGTACACCAATTACTGGCATCTCTGGAGATTTTGATACTGGTACTGACTCAAGTAAAATTACTATTGGCGCGCAATATAGTAATGGCGGAGCTTTGGAGGGTTATTTTTCTGGTTATATGGACGAAATCCGAATCTCCGACACAGCGAGATACACAAGTTCATTCACCCCATCAACCACAGCGTTCACCGCAGACGCAAACACAAAACTCCTGATCCACTCTAACTGGGGTGGTGGTCTTGGCGCAGACTCAAGCGGAAACTACAACAACTTCACCGCTACCAACCTTGTCGCTACTGACAAAATGGAGGACGCACCGTCCAATAACTTCTGTACGTTGAATCCTTTATTTGTAGGACAAGAAGTTCCTGTATTAGGAGAAGGAAACTTACAGTGCGTTAGTTCTGGTTCTACTCGTGGTTATTTTGTGGCAGGTACAATCCCAGTATCTTCTGGAAAATGGTATGCAGAGTTTTATGTCGGCACTGCGGGTAATGGGTTTATTATCGGAGCGATGCCGTGTTCTACATTGCCCGATACAGGTGGAAGTTATCTTGCGAGTGGGGCAGGAAATGGGAGTGGTTATTACGGTGCTACTGGTGTTGCGTATAATTATGATAATGGAGGAACCACTGATGCTACTCCCGCATCAGCAGCCGCAGGTGATATTATTAGTGTCTTGTTAGATTTAGATGATTCTGATGGAAAAATTTATATCTACAAAAATAATGTAATCTTAGATACTATTATTACAAACGATGCTTTTAATAACTACAACATGAAAGCTGTTAGTGATACTTGGACTATAGCTTGTGGTAACAATGCAACATGGACTCTTACCGCTAATTATGGCCAAGATTCCAGTTTCGCAGGTGCGCTCACAGCGCAAGGCAATCAGGACGACAATGAGATAGGAGACTTCTATTACGATGTTCCTGCGGGGTATCTTGCTCTTTGCACGAGTAATCTCTCAGCCCCAGAGATAGCTGATCCTACGACGAAATTTAATACAGTCTTATGGACTGGGGATGACGCTGCAAGTAGAGACATTACTGGTGTTGGGTTCCAACCTGACATGGTTGACATCAAAAATAGGACGGGTGCGTATTCTTGGGTGTTGGGGGATTCTCCTAGAGGAGATAATAAATTTTGGTCGACGAATAGTTATGCAGTAGAAGAAACCGATGACGAGAAATTCAGGACATTCGTTTCAGATGGGTTCCAAGTGGGCGACCATAATGGTGTCAATAATTCAAGTTATACCTATGTTGGGTATAGTTGGAAAGCGGGTGGTGCACCCACTACAGATAATGTAGCATCGGCAGGTGCGACCCCAACAGCAGGTAGTGTAAAGATAGATGGGTCTGATCTAGGATCGGCATTAGCGGGAAATGAACCCGCACAGAGAATATCTGCGAATACGGAAACTGGTTTCAGCATTATTTTATATGACGGCACAGCTTCAGGTGGCACCACATTTGCACATGGTTTATCAGAGGCCCCAGAATTTATCCTGTGCAGGAATCTTGTATCAGGATCAGATGGAAACTCGAACCCTATCGTCCTTGCTGTTCCAAACATGACCACTGGGTCGCAGAAGGTTCTTTATTTAGATGGCACCGCAGCCGCCGCTACAGAAACCGATGCTTTTTCTAACACAGCTCCTACCGCATCTGTTTTTACTGTTGGGGCAATGAATGCTACCAACAAGAGTGGAAGCCACGCGATGGTAGCTTATTGTTGGCATTCAGTAGAAGGCTATTCAAAGATAGGGACTTATGAAGGCAATGGGAATGCAGATGGCACATTTGTCTACACAGGATTCAGACCTGCATTCGTTATGACAAAATCCGTAGACAGCACTAGCGACTGGCAGATGTTTGACAATAAGAGGGTAGGGTACAACGTTGATAATTATGAACTTGAGGCAAACGATAGTGCAGCAGAGGATACATCAACAGAGTTCATTGATATAGTTTCTAACGGATTCAAAAATAGGATTGCAACCGATCCCAACGTGGCTGAAACTTATGTCTATATAGCATTCGCCGAAACCCCGTTCAAAACAGCTAACGCGAGGTAATCTATGTGGTATTCAGAAACATTTGGTGTGATCAAGACACCCAGAGAACTAACGATTAGTGGCGTAACGTACCCACGGCAGATATTCCGCAAGTGGAGTAAGCCAGAGCTTGCAGAGATTGGCATCAGACCTGCTCGTATGGACGTTGTGGATCAACGCTACTACACGACAGGTGGCGAGAACTACACACTGGTGGGTAATGAGTGGGTGATCTCCTATGGTAGCACTCCTAGAGATGTTGATAGCATAAAGGCAAGCATGAAGCAGAAGATCAACCAGATTGCGTCTAGTGCTTTAGCCAAATCAGACTGGATGAGGATTAGAGAGGAGGATGGTGGTACGTCAATGTCTGAAGAATGGAAGACGTATCGAGCATCTGTCCGTGCCGAGTCCAACGAGAAGGATGGTGAAGTAGATGCTCTTGCTGACCTCGATGCTATCATAGCATATGACGTTGCAGGTGGTGTATCGGCAGGTTGGCCGAATGATCCAGACTATGTGGCTCCTCCTGAGGAAGGATAGTGGCGTATATCTCCATAGATAATGTAGGTCAGGTAGGTATTGTCAAGGAGACATCTCCATGGCAGCTACAACCTAACGTATGGAGCAATGGTAATAATGTAAAGACAGACGAAGGTTCCATAAAGAAGTGTCCGGGTTACTCAGAGGTCATGGCGACCTGCCCAATCGCACCCTACCACATCATACAGCTTACTCTTGGCTTACCTGAGTTCTGGGTAGCCTGTGGTACTGCTGCTATTTACGCATACGATAATACCAGTTCCTCTACTTTGTTGGATGGAGAGATATCCAGTACTTCCTCTACCGCTGACATTACTGTAGACAGCACAGCAGGATTCGAGGATTCCGGCACAATAACGATAGGCACGGAAAACATAACCTACACATCGAAGACTTCAACCACCTTCTCCGGCACGATTGCCAGAGGTGCGGATAGCACTACCCCCGCTACCCATGTCGACGACTCAACCGTAACGAGAGCTACCAAGTGGTATAATATTACAAGGTCTAGCGGAGCCTACTCAGCTACGGCTGACGAAACATGGACCTCAACCATTATTGGCGGCGTACTCGTCCTGACCAACAACTTCGACAAACCCCAATACTGGGCCTTAACCGATGGTATACCTCTATCCGCCACCTTAATGCAGGACCTCGCCAACTGGCCGAGCCTCACCTTACTGGATGGCGCGATCACAGGCACAGGAGTCCCTAGTCCTGATGAGATCGTTGTAGACTCTACGGTAGACTTCCCAACCTCCGGCACCTTTACCGTCGACAGTGAGGATATATCCTATACTGGTAAGGCGGCTACAAAGTTCACTGGTATCGGAAGAGGAGAGAACGGCACTACCGCCGCCACTCATTCAGATAATGCTCCCGCCTTTGTCGATGTCTATACCAAATCCATGCGCGCCTTCCGTTCCTTTCTTGTGGCACTTAATATAAAGAGAGGGGGAGTGGGTTACCCGAGGCTTGTCAAGTGGAGTACAGAGGCGGGATTACAGGCTGTGCCGTCGTCATGGAACGAAACGACGAGCACCGTCGATGCCGGTGAGTATGAACTAGCAGATACAAAAGGTGATATCCTGGATGGTCTTCAGTTAAGAGACACCTTCATGATCTACAAGGAAGATGCGACCTACTCCATGAGTTATGTCGGAACTCCTTTCATCTTCTCCTTTCGTCAGCTATCCCCAACGATTGGCGCGATCTCAAAGAACTGTGTAGCAGAGTTCGATGGCGGTCATGCGATCTTTGGTAAAGGCAACTTCTACATAAACGATGGGCAGAGGCTCAAGCCGATACTCCCACAGAAGCTGAAGGAATATGTATTCACCACGATAGATGGGGCGCAGATCAATAAGTGCTTTGTCGCTGCTGACTACGGTAGGACAGAGATACTGTTCTGCTACACCTCAGACGGTGCGCTAACCCTAGAGCCGGACGAAGCCGTAGTATGGAACTACATTACAAACACCTTCACCATCAGAGAGATACCAGACACAGCCCATATGGGTTATGGGAACGTAGGTAACCCCACTACCTCGACCACCTGGGCGGCAGCTACGGATACATGGGCAAACATCACAGGCCCGTGGACTATGAGTTACGATCTTCAGGATAAGGTTCTTCTCTTCGCCGATCCTGGGAACACCAAACTCTACCGTGACAGGTCCGGCAATAAGAATGATACAGCCGACATGACCTCCTTCATAGAAAGGACAGGCATTTCGATGGGGACCAATGGCCAACCCGACCAGACCACGGTAAAGCGTATCTCCTCAATCTGGCCGAAGATGTCAATCAACAGTACCAATGAGATCAACGTGTACTTAGGCACTCAGATGAGCACACAGGACGGTGTAAGTTGGGGTTCTCCTGTGACATTCAATCCCAATGAGCAATCCAAAGTCTCTGTGAGAGGCACTGGGAAGCTCTATGGTGTTAAGTTTGAATCAACGACTGACATGGATTGGGAGTTGGATGGTTATACCATTGAAGTGGAGGAGGCAGGAAGGAGAGGGTCGAGGAGTTACTGATGGCTACCTATGAAGATCGGGTGGAGAAGAGTGTTGTCAGGTACGAGCCTGGGCCATTGCCGGAAGAGGTGGAGGACTTGGGCGGCTACGTCGTCACGGAGCTAAAAAGACTGGGCAATATCCTATTGAACCAATCTATCTTTCGCCTTGAGCGGACCCACATCGAACCGACCAAACCAAGGAATGGGGATGTGCGCTACGCAGATGGCACCGATTGGAATCCCGGATCGGGAGAAGGAATCTACTTTTATAATGGAACATCATGGGTAAACTTATAACAGAATCCCAGGCCGAAACCACCCCAAGCAGGCAGTGTAAGGTCGCTCTTGTCAACCCGGAAGACATAACCTACGTCTGGGACGACGCACTACCACTCCTCAACAAAGCTCTAAAGCATTCAGAAGGAGAGCTACAAGCCGAAGACCTGATAAAGCATCTCGACAAAGGCGACCTCAGGATGTGGGTAGCCATGAAAGACAACGAGATCATAGCCTGCATGGTGACAGAGATCATTACCTATCCCAGAAAGAAGATCGTCAGAGTCATAACTCTTTCGGGAAAGGACATGGATGTATGGTACGACTTCTTACCCATGTTGGAAGGCTATGCCGTAAACAACGAATGCTCTTCGCTAGAGGCGTGGACCAGGAAAGGAATGACGAGAAAGCTGAAGGATTGGAAGCACTCGTACGACATCATAACAAAAGATATTAAGCAGAGGATGCAATAATGGCAGTTAATCCAATTTCAGTACCGTTAGCAACCGGGTTGTTAGAGGCTGACTTCAGCCCATGGACTCCTGAGGCCCAAGCAAGGTCAGCGATTCCTAGTGGATTACTAGGCTATTCTAGGCCAAGCTACGGCCATACTGGCCCAATGTATGAGTCAAAACCTGCATCCCATCCAAGCGTTCCTGATTCAGTGATGACTGCGGTTGCAGGAACATCCGGCTTACCCATGCCCGAGGTTGAGGGGTACAAGTATGTTTACCCTAGATGGGAGTGGAATTCAAGCGAGGGGTGGTACGAGTCTAGGGGCCATGAAGAAGATATAGACAAGTACGAGTACTATCCTTACTATCCGGGTTCTATATCTGATAGGCTTTATGATGATAAAGGAAAGATGATGGACAACATACTGGTTGGGCTAAAGCTCATCAAGAAGTAGGAGAATACTATGTCAGGTGGATCAAAAGTACAAACAACTAGGACAGAGCCTTGGGATAAACAGAAGCCATTCCTAGAGACTGGCTTCAAAAGAGCAGAGGATTTATACACCACTGGAAAAATGGACCCGACCTACTATTCTGGGCCAACCGTTGCCGGGACCGATCCCTCTCAGACTTTTGCACAGGATACCGCACTAACCTACGGCTACGGCCCCGCCGCATCTAACCTGATGGGCGGTGCTGCTTCCGCCGGTGTGGAGGGTATGGCATTTGGGAGAGGTGCAATGGGGTATGGTGCAGGTCTTGCCGGTCCTCTAACTGAGGCTCAGTATGCAGGACTGACACCGTATAGTGCTACACAGTATGGGCAGCTCCTGTCTGGTGAGGTCGACCCCACTACATTCGATCCTCTTGCCGACGCTTATAGAACACAGGCGATGAACCAACTGACAGGCGAGGTTCTTCCAGGAATACGACAACAGATCACGCAGTCTCAGGC